AGCGCTGAAGATCAGGTCGGCGTACTTGATGACGTCATCAATGTTGGTGATTAGGCCGGGGTGGTTCCACAGATACCAAGCCATGAAGGCGTTGATCAAAACCAGCTCCAGCACGAAGATATAGGTCACCGTGGGGCGAACAGTTCCAACGTAGTTGGAAACCCATGTGGAGGCCTTCTCAAGCACCTTGGCGTCATGCTCAAGAGCCGCCTCGGTCATCCGGGCGTCGGTCTCCATGGCAACTTGATCGGTGCGGACCTCTTCGATCTTCAGTTGGGCGGCAAAACCCTGCGCGGCCATAGCCAGCTCACGCTCGTTTTGAAGTGCAGCCAGCCGAAGCTCGTGCGCTTGGTCGGCCTTGTTCTGGAAGAATTCCAGAAGTTTTGGGAGACCGGAGATCAGCAAACCCCCAAGAGTTGAAAACAGTGAAAGCATCAATGACCCCTTTTAACAAGCATGTTTGCTGCAATGTCCAGCATGGAGTGGACGTGCTCCATGTTCTGCGGCTGCTCTACCCAGCCAGCCGTAATCTGCCCAATGAACCTGCTGCGATCTGGCGGTATGCTGATACGGCAGGTGAACGAAACGCCCTGCGCAATATACCAAATGCCCAACTCCGACTGCGCCCTCAGATATGGACTGCACGGCGTCTCACCCGCCATCAACTTCACCACGTCGTTGTTGTTTGCTACGTTCGTTGTGAACAGGCCAACATCCAAACCTTCCATCTCCTTACTGCGCCCGTCCTTGGTGTACAGGCGGTACAAGACCCGTGTGCCAAAAATTGGGTTGACCTTGAAGATGGCAACAAACTTGGCGTCGGTCTGTTTGAACAAAACACTTGCCGCATCGTCAACCCGATCTTCATGGATCACGGGCATCTTTTTGTTCTCTTGGTAAGCACCAATCAACACCGTCTGGTTCTGCCAGACAAAGTACCCGGCAAACGCAACCAGACCCATGACGAGGATGGCGACCAGCTTAAAGGGCGAATCAACATAAGCCAGCACCTTGTCCAGCACGCCAAGAGCTTTATCGCCAGAATCCGCCATTCAAACTCCAGATCAACACTTTGGCGCACCACACCGCCAGCCCAACAATAAGGGCCGCTGCAAAGAATGCTACGGCCCAGTCTTTCATGGCACCGTGGCGGGGGTGGTTGTGGTCGTTGTGGTGTTGGTGCTGGTCACCACAGTTGGAGTAGCCGTATTGTCAGTAATACTGCCACCAGCAAGGCGACCACTGTTGCCAGAGTTTGACCCACTGTTTGCTCCTATTGAGTAAGAACCTGCGCCGATTACACCATTTCCACCAATAGTCGTCACGTTGGCTGCTGGCGCTTGAATCTTGGATGCAATGCCGACAAACGCTGCGTTGGTGCTGACACCCAGAGCTGTTGCATTGTCAGACTGGCGCATGCCCAGCGTGGTCTGCTTGTTCACGGTATACACCTGCCCGATGGTTGGCAGCAACAAGCCGGTCCACTGCATGGCGTAGTCGGCCCACGACTTGGGAGCAGCAATCTGAGCGTTCTGCTGACCGCCGCCCATCTGCAAGGACATGACCGCCGCAACCTTGGCCGTGGTGTCGCCTTGACGGGCGATATCAGCCAGAGCTTGGTAACGCGCCGTTTGGGCCGCTGCTTGCGCTTTGTGGGCGTCAGCATAGGCTTGGTACTCGGCAGTGGCGCAGCCTGTCAGGGACAGGGCGCAGAGGATGATGGCGATCAGTTTCATGGTTGCTCCTGTTGGTAGTCCATCGGCCCGACCGGCGCACTCAAGTCGGGATTCTTGATGATGTTGAAAATGCGCGTGTTGTCTTCGAGGGCCATCAATTCATGAGGCTCTCCGGCGCGGAAATCCAAAAGCTGCCCAGCGGTTGCCTCCAGCGACCAGTCATGGGAGTACGCCTTGAGCTTTCCACGGGCAACAATGGTGATGTGCGCGGTCTCCTCGGTATGGTTGTGCTTTGGCAGCACATCCCCCGCTTTCTCGAAGTCGTACTTAAAGCCTCGGATTGACCCGAGGTCTTTAAGAGGCTTAATCGACAACATTTGGCGTGCTTCCCGGTGCGGCAGTGTCGCCTGTTGGTGTGACTTGCACCCAAGACAATGTGGCCTCGTCCCACTCGTAATACGGCGGATTGTTTGGTACCGGCATCGGGATTGGAGCTTCCCACAAATAAGAGAAACTGTTCATCACCCACGACGGGTACGGGGATGGCGGGGTAAAACCAGCGCCTTCTGGGCCATCAGGAAGCCATGTGTATCCGATACCTGCAAAGTTTTTGCGAAACGCTTTGGATTGGTCTGGATCAGGCGTATTGGTGTTGGGGGTGTAATAAATACCGCCCCGGGTGTTATAGCTGGTCTGCACAAAAGTGGCCGGGTCTCCCCAGTTCCCTGTGTCGATCTCAGCTTGGTCAATGACCAGCACACGCCGAACAATGTTGTTCTCGTCGATTTGGGCAAATTGGCTCATGCTACGTATGTCCCAGAAGATGTGAAGGTATGGTAGGTGTACCCGCCTGCAGAGGTAACGGTTCCGCCTGTACCGCGCTGTGCTCCGAGGTAACGAATAATCACGACGCCAGAACCACCAGCATTCGCCCCCGGGTAGTTAGCATTTCCGAAGCCGCCACCACCGCCGCCAGTGTTTGCAGAACCGCTTGCAGGAGATGTATTAAATCCGCCGCCAATAGCGCCGCCTCCGGAACCACCCGATCCTCTTCCACAATAAAAGTTACCGCCACCGCCACCGCCACCAGCATAAGTAGTGCCGTTACTCCATGCCGTTCCGCCTCCGCCATTACCGGCACTGCCAAAAGCGTTACCACTACCCCCCACCGCTCCCGCGCCGCCGCCACCGCCACCAGCCAAAGCGGAGTTTCCGCAGCAATCAGTAAAGTTTGAGCTGCTCCCACCGTTATTGCCCTGACCTGCAATCCCCGCTGCGCCCGCAAAAGCAAGAACAGCGCTTGCGCCGCCACCAGAACCTCCCGAATTGCCGCTTGCTGATGCTCCGCCACCCGTCCCGCCGCCAGTGGAGGTGATTGTCAAAAAGGAAGTGTTGGAGCCGTTTGCACCGGATGCCCCGCCACTACCTACAGTTACTGCGTTTGAGGAGCCAGAATTTATGCTGCCCGATGCCGTGCGATAGCCTCCTGCGCCGCCGCCACCACTACCGCCGCCACCGTAGTTAGATTGAAAGATACCACCGCCCGCCCCGCCAGCAACAACCAAATACTCAATGGTGTAAGCGTTCGACTTCCCGTAAAGCGAATTCATGCTCCATGAGGTGCCGCTTCCGCCAACACCCGCAAGAGTGCGGACTGCTGCATCGTTCATTGAGATAGTCGCGGTCAGGCTCAGACCGAGTTCTTGAGCGACACTGACTGGGCTTGATGTGCCTCCCATGTTCAGGGGGCCGCTTGCTGGCATTACCATGTTCGCTCCTTATGGGGTGCCGTAGGCGGTGATGTTGTCTTTGGCGATCAGAGCGCCTGCGCTGCTGAACGAGGCAACCACGGTGCCGCCGTACTTGATCACGAGCTTACCGCCTTCTTCCATGATTGTGAAGTTGGTTGTTGTCAGGCTTGTGACGGAGCCGCCCAGCGTGATGTTGCCCGTGGATGTCACCGTGCCCGAAAGCGTCAGGCCGTTGGCGGAGCCAGTACCTGCAACCGAAGTCACAGTACCTGTGGCTGTACCAGCGCCGATGGCTGTGCGGAAGTCCGATGCACTCAGAGACGAGACGGTGTTGTCCGCATTGAAGCGTGGGAATGTCACCGCGCTTGGATTGGTGATCGTGAAGAGGTTGCCGCCCAGCGTTGTTGCGCCGAAGTTGGTCCGTGCCGCTGATGCAGTTGACGCGCCTGATCCACCAGAGGCAACAGGCAGGGCCGTCAGCAAAGTCAAGGAAGACAGAAAGCTGATCTGCTCGCCCACATCCGTGCCGTTGTTGTACACCACCGTGCGCGTGCCGGGAGGGACTGCCACACCGGTCAGGCCCGAGACCTTGACCGTCACAGCGAAGCTGGAGCCGTTGATGATCAGGTAGGGCTTCTGGATGGCCGGGACGTTGATCGTGCCCGCAGCAGACACCGCGCCAGAGGCAATGTTCAAACACAGTGCCCGGGCATCCTGCGCCGCCGTGGTGTTGGCCAGCGTCAGTGTTGCCACGTTGGCCGTAAAGTCGCCGGAGTCCAGAGTGGCCATGCCCACAATGGCCTGCTCGATGGCAGTACCAATGTTGGAGTTGGTCGTGGTGCCCCAAGCGCCTGACTGCTCACCGTTGCCGATCAGCTCAAACTTGAGGTTGGAGAAGGTGCTTGACATGATTATCCTTTCGCCTCAAGGGCGGCTACACGGGCTTCAAGTTCGTTGATTGCGGCCAACAGCAAGGGCACAAGGCGTTCGTACCGAACCGTCAAATACTTGTCGTCGATAGGGGCTGGAGCAACAACCTCCGGCATGATGGCCTGCACCTGTTGAGCGGAAACACCGACTTCACGGACAGAGACATACCCGAGCGCCTGAGCAGTTTCATTGGCATGGTAGTAGAAGCTGTCTAGTGTGCGAACCTTGGCCAGTGCATTCTCAATACTGCCAATACGGGTCTTCAGCCGATCGTCAGAGTAGTACGCCGTGACGTTGTTGGTTGCGCGAATTTCACCAGCGGTGCCAGACGCCGCAGTGCCAACACCCAAGGAAGCCAACTGCGTGTTTGTGTTTGTTGCTTGCCGGGAGTCGCTCAAGCGAGAGTCGTTTCCTTGACAGGCAGTGCCCGAAGAGGTGCCGTACGAAACGGTGGCAGTTACCGCAGCGGAGCCATTGAAGCTCGTGCCCGTAAGGCCTGTGCCGAGGGTCAGTGCATTGGTTGTATTAGCTGTTACCGTGATGTTTGCGGAGCCGTTAAACGACACGCTGTTGATGGTTCTGGCCGTTTGAAGTGTTGTTGCAGTGCTGGCATTCCCGCTCAACGCCGCAGTAATCGTGCCCGCGCTGAAGTTGCCTGAGCCATCACGAGCTACAACTTTACCTGCTGTGTTGGCATCTGTAGCATCCACTGCCGCAGTGACTGCGCCAGAGCCGTTGTAGCTTGTACCGGTCAGATACGAACCCAATGTCAAAGCGTTCAGGTTGCTGCCCAAAGCCACGCCCGAGATCGTGCCAGCACTCCATGTAAACGCTGAGCCGTTCCAGTTCAGGACTTGGTTGGATGCCGAAGGCGCTGTGGCAAAGCCTGTGGTGCCCGAGCCGGTCTGGTATGCGATCCGGTTGGCCGCGCCGCCTGCAAGGTTGGTCGCTGTGGTCGCGCTGGTTGCTGCACCGCTCAGTGTGGCAGTAATGGTCCCTGCGCTGAAGTTGCCCGAAGCGTCACGCGCCACAACCTTGGAGGCCGTGTTTGCATCCGTGGCATCCACAGCAAAGGTGCGGGCTGCTGAGCCATCAAACGTGCCCGCAGCGGTCAGGAATGTGCCTGCCGTCAGGGCGTTGGCCACCGATCCGGCTTGGCCTGAGATGTTGCCCGACACCGCTGCACCCGAGATGGCGATGGCCGTGGGGGTGACGCCCGTGACTTGACCCTGTGCGTTCGTGGTGATCACCGGGACAGAAGATGCTGAGCCGTACGTGCCCGCAGTGCCAGTGTTGGTGATGCTGAACTGTGTGCCGGAGAGGGTCAGGCCCGTGCCTGCGCTGTAAATCTGCGCTGAGCTGATCTGGGCAAACGTGATGTTGGTTGTGCCAAACGTGATGACACCCGTCGTGTTGCAGGTGTATGTCTCGCCAGCGCCGGTTGTACCCTGCTGCACGAAAAACGTGGAGCCCTCGCTCAACGTGTCAGGACCAGCAAAACCGAAAGTGTCTGTGTCGTCTGAGCGCGTCAACACCCAGTTGGTTGAGCCCGAACCCACATCAGTGACCACATAGACACCGTTTTGGGTCTGCGTGGTTTGCTGGTACACCAGCACGCGGTCTGCTACGCTAACCGTCACACCGTCGATCACCAAAGCAGCTTGAGTGCCTGCGTTGGTCAAGGTTGCGCCCACACCGGCTGTGCCGTTGTTGTAGGTTGCGTTCAGGTTGATCGGTGATTCCACCCGCACTGGCTGGTGGAAATGGATGCCAGAAGCTACCAGCGTATCCACATAGTTCTTGTTGACCAGATCATTGCCCGTGGCTGGAGTGGTTGTGATCGTGCCTGCAGTGATGTTGGCCGTGGTGATATTGGCGGTGCTTGCGCCCAAGGTGCCGATGTCCAGCGCTGTGACGGCGGAGCCCGCTGCGTCCAGATACACCGAACGCGACGATGGGTAGGTGACAAACACGTCCTTGGAGCCAGCGGCAAAATCTACCAGCGAGCCAGCATTGCTGGACGAAACCACGGTCGTGCGTGACAGGGTTGTGCCAGAAGAGGTGTATGTGCCAACACCCACCTCCCAAGCGCCCGTGGCAGCATCCACGATGGCATAAAAGGTTTGGTTGCCGTTACCAACAGCGGCAAAGGATTGGAACCCTGCGGCTGCGCCAGCCAACGTAACCGTGCCGGTGCCGGTTGTTGTGGTTGTTTCCTTGACGCGATCTTTGAGTGCCAATGCCATTTTTAATCCTTACGACGGTAGTTGCGTCCAGCCGGGAGACTGGTCGGTGTCAATTGTTGCCCAGACCAACTCCCCGCCGATGTTAATGTAGAGTTGTACACCTGTTGGGTACACGTTGGCTTCCTTGACAACGCCCAGAGTGCTCAAAGCACTGACGGCTTCCGCAATTGACACATTCACACTAAGCTGGGCCACTTGGGCCGTAGTACCCGTAGCGCTTTCTGCAATGGCCACAGAGACCAGAAGGCCCCGGTTTGAAGAGTCCGCTCCAGTGGCTGCTTCGGCCTGCGCGGCCAAGACTGTACCTGCTGCAGTCTGCGTTGCTGTGCCGGTGGTGCTCTCCGCCTGCGCTGCCAAGAAGGTGCCAATGGCCGTCTGGGCTGCTGCAGCCCCGGCCTGTTCCAGAGCGTTGGCCACCATGGTGGCAATAACGGACTGGGCATCTGCGGCAGCGGCTGTCTCTGCCTGTGTCGCCACCATGGTGGCAATGACGGACTGGGCATCTTGGGCGGTTGCACCCTCATCTACCCTCTTCCCGCGAATAACGCTTGGGGCCTCAGACAACTCGGACGCTGTAGCGGCGTCCGAAACAGAGACGGCAAACGTGTTCCCGCCTAAAGAGGCGAAGGGTGCTTGGGCAAAAGTGACATCACCAAACACCGCACGTCCTATCAGGCTGCGTCAAGCGAGAAAGAGTAGGTGACGTTCAGCGTATCGCCGCTGTCCACAGTCTTGTCACCGCCAGTGAAGTCACCGGCCGAGAACAAGATGCCGGATGTGCCGCTGCTAACGCTGGTCAAAAACGCGCCCGCAACCACAGTGCTGTTCACCAACATAGCAAACGAGCTGGCACTGGCGGAGTTGGAAATCACCGATGGGTCAGCCGTGGTGGCCGTGCCAAATGTCACCGCCTTGCGGTTGCCGGTGTAGGCAGTGCCGGGAACTAGCTCTGTCCAGCCTGCGTGCGAGGCCAGTGTGTCGCCAGCGGCAAACGATGTGCCGGAGCCGGGACCCTCAACCAAACCCAGATACCAAGCAGCGGTGTAGCCAGAAGCAGCAAAATACTTGCTGTTCATGTCCTGCAAGCCTTGGTTAACCACGAGGTTGTGGAAGGTGTCCGACCACTTCTCTTTTCCGTCTGCGCCCACGCAAGTGACGGTAAATACGCCGCCAGCGCCAACACGTTCAGTGCCTGCGCGTTGCGTGATCAGGCCTGCTGTAACGCTGTCTGAAGCTTTGCTGTTTTCCATGATGTGTCCTTATGAAATACGCACGATAGCGCTGTTGGCATCGGCAGTTGGGAAAATGACTTGGAAGGTGTCGTTGTTCACGGTCTTGTCTGCGCCGAAATCTAGCACAGCCACGGACTTGTTGCCCTCGGTGCTGTTGTAGATCAGTGCTGCACGAGCCGTGAATGTTGCGCCCGTCCAAGAGGTGTTGGCAAAGCTGAAGTAGGCTGTTGGCGTACCCGCCAAGTTGTTGGCTGCCACAGGGGTCACCGTGATGGTCAGCGTGTTGCCGCCCGCCGTGTAGCCAGTACCAACGACTTCGCCCGATGTGGTGTACGCCGCAGTGGCGTAGCCAAGATCGGCGGCAGCCGTGTACAGCGCGATCTTGAATGTGTCGGGCGATGTGGGTCCAAAGTTGTGGATGCCCTGCGGCAGCTCCACTTTGAACGACGTAGTTGCGGTTTGTAGAATTGCCATATCAGGTCACCCCATTGTTTTGCGGTAGGGGTGGTGCACGGAACTGACCGCTTCTGTAAGCGTCGGAACGCTCAAGCCCATCCCCCAGACGTTTGGCCAGCATCATAGCTTCTTTGAACTTGCCGTCGTAGAGCTGCATCAAGTCGGTTTCACCCTTCATGTAGGTGTACGCCTCAACCAGCGAACCGTACAACAGCACGCTGTCAAAGTTGTCACCCAGCCACGAAGTGCCCTCATCAACGATCGATGGGGGGTAGTAGAAGTAATGCAACTCGGCCGTATACGTGCCGTTGGGTGTAGGGCCCAAGATAAACGTCAACTCATTGATGTCACTGGACTGTGGGCCAAACAGCGCGTAGTACTTGGGGAAGCCCACGGCGGAAGGTACGGGGTACGCCTGCCGGATGAAGTTCACATCCTTGTTGAGCAGGTACTCGTACGCCCCCGTGACGTTGTCCACCACGGCCAGTGAGTAGACCGACAGAAAGTCGCTCGGGCAAGCCAGATACTTGTTGGCCGCAGTCGTCGTGCCCGTGACGTTTTTGCGAAGCGAAGGGAACTGCACCATGTTGAAGATGCGCTGCTCAGCCTGCTTCACAAACACGGGGACCTCCGCCTCAAAGGCGGTGTCTTGGTTGTCTGTGTAGGCGATGATCGCCGCCTTCAACTGGGTGTAGTTCATTCAGTCCTCACGCCATGGGCCCACGGGCCATCGTGCCTTTGGTAGCCGCGCCAGTGCCACGAATTTTGATACCGCTGGTTTTGACGCCGGGATACTCGTTGCTGTGGTTGTTGGCCACGGACACGTTGGTGTCCCTCATCGCCTTCATGGCGTTGGTCTTGGGCAGCACAGCAGGCTGCGCGGCTTTGGGTTGTTTGTATGTTGCCATATCAACCCCCCTTGCGGCCGGGAGACTTCTGGTTGGCGACTTTGGCCAAGTTGCGTCCCATCTTCAGCATGTCGCTGTTGGTCTTGCCACCAGCACGCAGCTTGGTGGGCTTTGCACCGGGGTGCAGGTTTGCTTCGTGCTTGCGCACTGCGGTTTTTGCGTCCATGTCAGACTCCTATCTGTACCGTTACTGTACCAACTTCCACGTTCAACGCCAAATAGTTCGGCGTCAACGCGTTATCAAAGAACCGGGACCCGCCAACCGGGTTCCAGCCCCACTGAATGTCTCTCGATCCGCCGGTCAGGTTACCCGCCGCGTTCGGCCCGGCCGTCACGTACGTGGTGTCCCGGCGGGGGTTGCGCACGGCCTGCGGATCATCTACCGGGTACATCCCCAGCAACAGCTGTGGGTGGTCCGGGTCCCAGCACGTGTCGCACACCATGAGGTTGTACCGCTTGGTCTTGATGACCTCTGTGCGCAACGAGGTCAGTTTGAAGCGAAAGCCACAACGATCGCACTGGGCGATCGAGTTCTTGGCGCTGGCAAACCGATTACCCATTACGTCCCGCTCCCAATGAACATCTGACGCGGCACAAACCGCACAGACGCCTTCTCGCGATCTTCATCAGAGGCCAGTTGCCAAGCCTCATCGTACTGCTGTTTCAAAACACCCATACGATCGGCACCGCCGGGCACCTTCAGGGCCAAGTAGTAGGCCAAGCCTGCCACCATGCAGGGGACAAACCGGAAGGGCATGTCCATCGTGTTGACGCCGTTGCCAGCGTCTTGGATGCGCTTCATGCGCCAGTACACGAACGTGTAGGGCTGCGAGTTGTCCGGGACTGGCCAGACGGTGATGCGCGGGGTGTTCAAGCGCTCAATCCAGACCTGAATGGGTCGGGCTTGCTGCAGCTTGTTGGGGATGGTGGCGTAGGTGGAGACGCTGATCCGGGTAATGGTCAGGTCCGCCTGCGTCGAGGCGCTGCCCGCGCCCGTGCGAACCACATGCTCCAGCAGGTCCACTGTGTCGGCCGGAAGGTCGTATGTTGCCGTGCCTGCCACCAGATTGATGGAGCCCTGCTCGAACGTCCACATGTTGACGCCACGGTTGGCCCAGTCGGCAAACATCAGGTTCAGCGATCGGCGGGCCGTGCGCAGGTCGTAACCCGTACGCATCTCCGAACCCACGCGCTCGAACGCCTCCTCGACGATCTCCGTCAAATCGAGGTTGAATGCAGAGGTGCCAGAAGTTGCCATTTAGAACGCCCCGCCTTGGTAGCCCATGGGCTGTTGTTGCTGCTGCGGTTGCTGGATTGGCAGTTGCATTGGTTGCTGTTGCTGCATTGAGCGGTTTTGCGTCTGTTGGCCAAAACCACCAAAGCCGCCGCCACCCATGAACGGGTTCTGCATCTGCTGGCCGTAGCCGCCCATGCCGCCAAAACCACCAAAGCCGCCACCGCCCATGAAGGGGTTCATTTGCTGTTGGCCAAAGCCGCCCATGCCCCCGCCCATGAAGGGGTTCATCTGTTGTTGGCCAAAGCCACCGTAGCCGCCAAAGCCGCCCCCGCCCATGAAGGGGTTCATCTGCTGGCCAAAGCCGCCCATGAACGGGTTCATTTGCTGTTGGCCAAAACCACCAAAGCCGCCGCCACCCATGAAGGGATTCATCTGCTGTTGGCCAAAACCACCAAAGCCGCCACCGCCCATGAAGGGGTTCTGCTGCTGTTGGCCAAAGCCGTTGTAGCGGCCACCCAAAGGCCTGTTTTGGCGGGATGGGCGGCTCATCTGCTGCTGGGGATCGTAATCGCTGCGCGGGCCATCGGCAGATAGTAGGGGTCCCCGACCGTCATAGGTTCCCATCATGCCGGGCGTGTCCCGACCATCCCGGTACGTGCCTGTGGTTTCATCAAAGTCGGGAGTGCCCCCAATGTAGCCAAGGTCGTTGTTCTGCGTAGGTGGTGGGTTCTTTATGCGGTGTGGGCCGCGAGGACCAAACATAACGGGGTCGCTGCCCTCAAACGGCAGGGGTGTTGTTCCGCCGGTTTGCGGAGGGTAACCCGGGGGGCGCATGCCGCCATCGCCGTCCATGATGACCGGCTCTTGGCCATATCCCGGAGGCAGTTTGTTGGTGGGGCGGTTTGTCGTCCCACCCAGCATGCCCGGTTGCCGCTGGCTGTAACGGGGATCGTCTGACGACAAAGGGCGCAGGTCGCGGGACTCTGCGCCAGTTGCAGGGTTGTATTGCGAGCCGCCGTACACGGGGCCGGATGGGTACTGGTACATTATCTGAACCTCGCGGTTTTTGCTGCCACTTTGGGCGGCTGTTTCACAAACTGCTTGCCCACGGCTTTACCCGCACGCTTGGCTTTTGTGGTGGCCGCATACTCTGCGGGGCTGAGCGATTTTATCGCCTTCTCCGGCAAATAGCGCTCACCCGTTTTTGAGGACGGCTTCCCACTCTTGGTGCGCCATTTCTGGTCGCCCCAGTCTTTGAGGGATTGCTGGGGCGCTTTCATGTCAGTCCCTGTACCCGCCGCCAGCGGCCTTGTACTTCTTGGCCACAAGCTGGGCCTTGCGGGCCGACCACTGGCCAGCTCCGGTGCCTTGCGTTGCAGCCGACTTGACTTGGCTCACGATCCGCTTGCGCAGCTCGGGCTTGGTGTAATTGCCAGCCGCGTTGACTTTACCGCCTTCAGCGTACTGCGTGAAGTCGGTGTCATCCCGGCGAGCTTTACGCTTGCCTTTGGGCATTTTGGAGGGGGAGATGGCCCCCATACCACGGCTGGCCAGCATATCAGCAGGTCTTTCCGCCGCTCATCATTTTGATCATCT